CTGCGGCACTACAAGATGATTGATCGTGTAGATGCAACGCTTGACAGCCGTTATGTGCAAGTGCCTAACAATTGGCTGGAAACATTGCGGTTTAACATTACAAACGGTGGAGTAACGGGCAAGCTGGATTTCGTAGGCCCAGAGGATATGTTGCAGCGCCGTGAAGAAAACAGGGATGCATCTGGGGTTCCTAGATTTTATACGCAGATCGGTGAGGCTATAGAGGTCTTTCCAACGCCTGCCGGTGAATATCCAATGCAGCTTGCATATTATGAGCGCATTCCTAGCCTGAGCGATAGCACAACGTACAATTGGCTGCTGCAAGATGAGCCAGATGTTTATTTGTATGCTGCATTGATGCAATCAGCGCCGTATTTATTGGATGATGCGCGTACCGCAACGTGGGCTAATCTTTACCAGAACGCTATCAATTCACTGCAAAAAGCGTCTGATGATACAAGATTTGGTGGTTCTGGTCGCAGAATTATCATATCTAGCTACTGATCTAAAAATGGTGTATGGTTCACCCAGATATATCTAACGGAGAAATCCATGTCTTTAACAAATGCATTTGAGACAAGTACGCTAAAGTATTTGTTGACTACCGACAGCGTAACGCGCCCGACAGCTTGGTACGTTGGATTGTTTACATCTGATCCGACAGATACAGGCGCTGCTGGCACAGAGGTTTCTGGATCTGCATATGCTCGCACAGCGGCCACGTTTACCGTAACTAACGATACCGCAACAAACTCTGCATCTATTGAGTTTCCTGCGGCGAGTGGTGGTAATTGGGGAACTATCGGCTGGATTGGCATTATGGATGCTTCCACTGGTGGCAACATGATTATTCATTCTGCTTTGACAACTGCCAAGGCGATTAACGATGGCGATGTTTTCAGAATACCAACAGGCGATCTTGACGTAACGGCGAGCTAATGGGCTTGCGCTCAACATATGACACTGGCTTATTTGGCTCTGGTCTTTATGGCGAGCCAGAGACTACGCAAGGCGCGGCTAGTGCATCTGTTGGCATTTCTGTTAGTGCATCTGCGGTTACGATTGTAGACGCTTCTGCGGCAGCGGCAATTGCTGTATCGGTAGCCCCGCCAACGGCTATCAGGGTTGCAAATGCATCGGCGTCTGTATCTCTTGGCGGCATTGTTTCTGTTAGCGCAGTAAAATACGAGGTTATTCCCGGCTTTAGACCGGGTTACGGGCTTAACACCTACGGATCGTATCTATACGGCAAAAACATTAGCATTGAAGAAGGCAGCGCTTCCGTTAGCATCGGTGTTTCTACTAGCGTCAGCGCGGTAGCTGTACGTCAATCTGGTGCAGCGCCAAGCATTGTTATTGGGTTCACTGCAAATGGTGTTATTGACGTTGTAGGGCAAGCAAGCGCAGCTATTTCAATTTCACCAAATATAGCGTATAACAGGGTGAGATTGTTTTCTGGAACGTCTGCCATTGCCATATCAACAAGCGTTTTTGCGCGGTATAAATGGCTTGAAGCAGATGAACCTTCAACAACATGGACAGAAGCCTCAAATCCAAGTAATACATGGACTGAAGCTGATTACTTAGAGAGGGCCGCATAATGCCTACGACAACGACGAATTATTCTTGGAATAAGCCAACCGTAGGCGGCGACGAGGACGCTTGGGGTGGATTTCTAAACGGTAACTGGGATGCTCTTGATACGTTGCTTGGCGGCGTTACAAACACTGAGTTTCAAATTCTTGACGGGGCAACCGTCACGACTGCCGAGGTAAATTACTTGGGTGGCGTCACTTCTAATGTTCAAACGCAGCTTGACGCGGCTGCAACAACTGGCAAGGCAATCGCTATGGCGATTGTTTTTGGTTAAAGGAGAAGCCTCATGGCCGCACCAAACGTAGTAAATGTAGCCACGATCACCGCTAAGTCGGCAATGGTGGCTTTATCTTCAACATCCGCAACCACACTGGTCAGCAACGCTGCATCTAGCGGGAAGGTTTTTAAGATCAACATGATCCAAGTGGCTAACGTCGATGGCACAAACGCCGCTGACGTTACGGTTGATATGCACAGCGCAGCATCTGGCGGTGGCACAGCTTATTCGCTGGTTAGCACTGTTTCTGTTCCTGCTGACGCTTCTTTAGTTGCTTTGGATAAAGGCACAGCTTTGTATCTTGAAGAAGATCGTTCAATCACGGCAACGGCTGGAACTGCGAATGATCTTGAAGTGATCGTTAGTTACGAAGAAATTAGCTAATAGGAGCCTCTAATGGCTAATGGTAAAGGTGGCTTTATAGGCCAAGAAGCCCACGGAGGACTTTCATAATGACTAGCAAACGCTATGTTGGCAACTTCATCACCGATAACCCGCCAGAGCCTACGGAGAACTATAGTAACAGCGCCGCAAGCGGCGTTTGGTCACTTGCGGAGGCTCTTAGATATACAAAGGCGGGGGTTTGGCCTAATGCGGCAAATTCACCTCCGGGGCAGCAAGCATATACGGCTGCTGGAACTTACTCATTTACTGCTCCCGCGACTTCTTCAGTGTCAGTTGTTTGCATTGGTAGTGGCGCAGGTTCTTCGATTGGTGCTGGTGCTGGCGGCGGTGCTGGTGGAGGCTTAGGTTACAAAAACGATTTAAGTGTAACTGGGGGTAACACTTATACAGTTGTTGTGGGTGCTAGGGGTGCTAACGGCACCGTTGGCGGTGCTGGTGGAGATTCTTATTTTGTTGACACTTCTACTGTTAAAGGTGGTGGTGGGCAAGCACCCGGATCTTCAAGCCAAGGTGGTGTTGGCGGCACTTATACAGGTGATGGCGGCGGTAATGGTGGTAATGGTGGTAATTCTCCGGGAAGTAACGCCGGTGGGGGTGGCGGCGGTGCTGGTGGCTATGCTGGAAACGGTGGAAACGGCGGAAGTAATTCCGCTGGTGCAAATGGCTCTGGTGGCGCTGCTGGCGGCGGTGGGTCTCCCGGCCAGCCAAACCAAATAGCAGGTTCAGGCGGCGGTGTTGGTATCCTTGGTCAAGGAAGCAATGGCAGTGGCGGTCAATACTCAAATGATGAAACTGATAAACAAGGCGGTGGTGGCTCTGGTGGTGATAATGGTATTAGTATTGTTAGTTTAAGTGATGGTGGTAACGCTGGTGCTAATTATGGCGGCGGTGCAGGTGCTCAAGGTGGTGACGGGTTCTCTTATAAAGGTGGCGTTGGCGCAGTAAGAATTCTTTGGCCCGGAAACGCCAGACAGTTTCCCTCAACAAGAACGGCGGATGAGTGATGCAAAAGTTATATATTCAAGTGGACGAGAACAATAATTTCATCAACCACCCACATCTTGAAAGTAATTTGAGGCAGCTATACTCAGACCACGATTTTTTGTCTGGAGCGCCTAGTGGCTGGATGGTTTTTGAACGTGTTGAACCACCAGAGATTGAAGTTTATGAGAAATTTGATGAAACTAAAGGCGGTAATATTGCCCTTGCTTTTAATCACAATGGCTTAGAGTACAAAATAGTAGACGGTGTTTATAAAGATGTTTGGCACGTTGTGGACATGACGGCAGACGAAAAGCTAGAAAAACAAAATCAAGTAAAAGCAGAATGGTCAGATTTTATAGCGACAGATGCTGGATCAGCGTATGCTCATTATGTTTTTGATGAAGTTACTTGTCGATTTGTAGCCTCGGAGTAGTAAGAATGTCAAAAGCCAATTTGCAGACTTATTTGGCAGCGCAAGCATCAGCGAATAGCTGGACAGATCCAGACCCAGATGATCCTGATGCAACAGTTGCGTTTGACGCGGCTGCACACGCTCAACGTGTTTTGGATGATCTTGACGCTTTAAACGCATAGGTGGCACATGCCGTTAATTCCCCTGCAAATCCCAAAGGGTCAGTATCGTAACGGCACAGAGTATATGTCACAAGGTCGCTGGCGTGACATAAACTTAGTTCGCTGGCATGAGGATGCTTTACGTCCTATAGGCGGCTGGCGTCAGCGTGGTAGCATTGATCTAAGCGGCGTTGTTCGTTCTATGATATCATGGGAGCAGAACGATGGAACGCGCCAGATTGCAGCGGGTACATATAACAAACTCTACGCAATCAATGCTAATAATACAGCAACTGATATTACCCCAACAGGTTTGACAGCGGGTAGGGTTGATGCAAGCATTAACACGGCATACGGTGGCGGGTTTTACGGAAACGAAGAATATGGCATTCCCCGTTCTGATACTGAGACTATTCAAACAGCTACAACTTGGTCGTTAGAGAATTGGGGTGAATATTTGCTTGCTATGTCATCTGATGACGGGAAGCTGTATGAGTGGCAGCTAAATACGGCTACAGATGCTGCAATTATTACCAACGCGCCAACAAACTGCACTGGCATGATGGTCACAGAAGAACGCTTTGTAGTATGCTTTGGGGCTGGTGGTGATCCGCGCAAGATCCAGTGGTCAGGGCAAGAAGATAATACAGTTTGGACAGCGGCAGCGACAAACCAAGCGGGTGATATTAATATTCAGACAAACGGCAAGATCCTTGCGGGATTGCGCACACGCGGCCAATCTTTGATCCTTACGGATCAGGATGCACACAGCATGACGTATCAAGGCCCGCCATTTGTATATGGATTTGAGCGTGTTGGTACATCATGTGGATTAATCGCGGCAAGGGCTGCTGCATCTGTTGACAACGGTGTATTTTGGATGGGCAAGAGAGGCTTCTTTGCATATGCGGGTGGTCGGGTTCAAGACGTTCCATGCGAAGTTGCAGATTACGTTTTCTCTGACATGAACACTGACCAAAAATCGAAGATTTCATGCACGGTTAATAGTGCTTGGAATGAGATTTGGTGGTTTTATCCCAGCGAAAACAGCATCGAATGTGATCGTTACGTTGCATATGACTTTGCAGAAAACATTTGGATGACAGGCATAATGAATCGTACGGCTGGTTTGGATCGTGGTGTGTTTCGCTTTCCAATGTTCATTGCAAGTGATGGAACATTGTATGAGCATGAGATCGGCTATAGTTACGACAGCGCCACGCCTTACGCTGAGACAGGCCCAATTGCGATTGGCGTAGGCGAAAACATTATGAATGTTGTTGAGCTTATTCCTGATGAAAAAACGCAAGGTGACGTAAACGCTAAATTTAAAACACGTTTTTATCCGAATGCAGTAGAACGTGAATACGGGCCTTTTAATATGAGCAATCCTACATCTGTACGTTTTCAAGGCAGACAGGTGCGGATGCGTGTTGAGGGCGTGGAAGCTACTGATTGGCGTGTAGGAATTATGCGATTGGATGCGCGTCAGGGTGGGCGTCGATGAGGGTTGTACCGCCATTTGTAGAAGATGCGAGGTCGTGGGCAGAAAACATTAGGCGTTTTTTAGGTAAAGCGCTTAATCAGTTAGATGCGAAAGACCAGTATTCATCTGCTGCTGAAGATGGCGTTATTCTTTATGATCGGGAACAGGGTTATCCCGTTGTGAGCAAAAACGGTGAATGGCGTCAGGTTGTGCTTGAGGATGGTCATTACGATGGCACTATCAGCACGGATCAGACGGCGGCATCAACAAATACTGCATATGCGCTGACGTTTACTGAAGATTTGGCTGAAGGAATAATAAATGGCACACCAGCCTCGCGTTTGGTCGTTGACGAGGCTGGGCAATATTCCGTGACATATTCAGTGCAAATGGCTTCAACATCTGGCTCAACTGTTAGAATGTGGTTTTGGGTTAGACTTAATGGCACAGATGTTCCCAAGTCTGCAATGGAAAACACGTTGCACCAAAATGGGTCAACCCTTGTCGTTACAAAGTCAGCGATACTGCAACTTTCTGCAGGAGATTACATAGAGGTCATGTGGGCGACTGACAGCACAAACGGTTATTTAGAAGCAGTGGCCGCAACTGCATTCGCGCCCGCTACGCCGTCAGCAACTATATCTATGGTGAGGCTTCACGGATGAATGATATGCCTCAAAAAATGGTTATTGGCGATTATGTGTTAAGTGATGATTTGGCGCGTTGCAGGCCATATATAGAGGATGCGTTGCAGTATTGTGACGGTACGCATGAGTTTGAGGATATTGTAAAAGCGATTGCTGAAAGCAGTATGCAGTTTTGGCCTGCACCAAGAGGGTGCATGGTAACAGAAATTGTGGTATATCCTAGAAAGAAAGTTTTAAACATCTTCTTAGCGGCTGGTGAATTAGAGCAATTAAAGGATATGAATGACGCGATGAATGCGTGGGCTGTAAATCAAGGATGTACTGGTGGAAGCCTTACGGGTCGTGTAGGATGGAAAAAAGTATTAGAGCCAATGGGGTGGAA